ATCTCCTCCGTCATATCAATGTAATTTGTTGGCTCGCCGAATTCTCGTATAGGGATGTCAAATTTTTCAATATTATCAAGATATTGTTCAAGCATTTCTTGAGGGTTAATATTCTTCTTTGCTGTGTTCGAACATCCACACATGAACAGAAGCAAACACACCAAAACAAAACTTAAACGCTTCTTCATTACGCACTCACCTCATATATTATTTATCTTTAAGTATTTATTTTATGTTTTTTTCAAGTTGGAGGCTAAAAAATTAATAGTTATCTACACTTTTTATCGGCGGTTTTTTATCGGCACTTTTTATCGGCACTTTTTAAAAGTGCCGATAAACTTAACCCATTAAAATTCCTTTCTAAAGGCTTCCCCTTGAGGGGAAGGCTTTTTATCCCTTGTATATCAAAGTTTATGTTCAAAGTCCATATAATAATCAAGCGAAGACTTCCAAAAATATTCCGTTTCACTTGATGAAGATGGTAATTTGCTTTTTTTATAATCCACAGAATTCACCTCTTTTAATAATTATAGCATATTTGGTCTCCAAAAACAATGTTATTTCATTGATTTCTCCGATTTGCACAACTTTCAAACAAAAAAAGAAGGCATCCCACCTTCTTGACATATCCTGCGTTATTTCAGCTCGGCTGTGTCGGTATATGCTTACCGCCAGTTACCACCTATACACTGGAAGGTTTTTATAACAATTCGGAAATAATGGATTATATAAACTTTATTGAAAACAAAAGGTTTATTGTTGTTCGTCTTTTTCCTCAAACTGCAAACGAAGCAGATTAATATGTTCGCCAACCATCTGTGGATAGGTGTGGAACACGTGACGGCACAGTTTTTTGTATAATGCAAGAAAACGCTCGTCGTCTCCAAAGTCAATCAAGCCATCCATTATTCGTTCAATTTCGTTCTCTGTGCTAATATGCCCACTTATAACAGAAGCCACCAAACAAACATAGTGGTCGTAAATGACTTTTTTCTGTTCCTCAAATTGAGTGAGCATTTCACCTAATTCATAAGGAATTTTGATTGTGCTGTCTTGCTCTAAAAGGCTCCTATTATTCCAAAAATCATCGGGACTGGTTTCTTTATCATCAATATACACATCTTCCAAGTCCTCGGTATCAATACAAACCACAGATTTGTCTTTTTCAACGTGAATAAAAAACATATCCTCGCCACATATCAAAAGTTTAGCATCTTGGGGTAATGCTTGTAATTGTTCTGTGAATTCTGCAATGGTAAAATTTCTGAATTTTTTTCTTTCATTAACATCGTACATATTGTTAATTCTTACATCCTTTTTCCTTGCTCATTTTATTTATTATTGAAATCATTTGATTATGCCTTGTCGGGTCAATTATACCTTTGGCAAGTAAAATTCCTGTCCATGCCTTAAAAATCTCTTTCTTGAGCAATAGTTTCTCGTCCGCTTTTTTCATTGAAATACTCCTATTGATTTGATTGGGTTTGCATCATTCTTTCGTATTCCTTGCGAAGTACATAATCTTTTACGATGTTATAGGTAATGAGTTTATTCCTTAAAATTTCTCTGTTCATAGTCTTATGGAATTCTTCTTTTTCAGCAGAAGGTGTATCATCAAGTCCGAGGCTCGCTTTGACATCTTCCCAAGACTGTAAATATTTTGATTGCTCATCAGGAGGAAGTGCAAAAACCTCGTTTAATGACGCATTGATTTTTCTTACCTTTTCTCTTGCTTCTACTGTCATATCCTCGGTCAAACCAAAGAATGTCATTTCGGAAAGGACATTTGCAAACAAACGAGCCTTACCAAATTTCTCTGCATTATGGGCATCGATTTTAAATCCCAATATTACATCCCAATTCAGATATTCATAGCCATAGCAGTTTGGCATAAACTTTAATTTTATAAGCTGCTCTACGCTTTCATCGGGAATAGAATCTATGTCCGTTATTGACTCATATTCTTCGCTACGTTTAAAGTTATACTCCAAGTCATACCAACTGTACAGGTTGGCATCAGAAGAAGGCTCTCCGTCTACAATATAATCGATACCGAAAATAATATCTTTTTGCGGTTGTGCTGTTCGGCTTCTTAAATCTGCCAATAATGGAGCATAAACTTTATACACAGCCTTTTTCTTTTTGTAGCGTTCTTTTTTTATAACCTCTTCGATTATCTCCTCGTCTGTGCAGGCAAGTAATAAGTCTTGTACTATTTCAAGCTTCATTTTGCTTCACCTTTCTTTCGAGGGGATTTTCTTTTATGTATACCTTCCCAACAGTAGGAAACGAACTCATCAAATCTATATTCGATTTGATTCCAAATATCTATTTTTGCCTTATCACCATAAATCTGCTTATTTATATGCATTTCAGCAAAACCCTTCCAGTCAAAACTCGTATCATCGGTAACATCAAGAAAAGTAGTGTCTTTGTCTCTTCCACCGCAATGTGGCAAGAGGTATAAGCGCCCATCATTTTCCCTTAAAATAAATATTTCATATTCACATCTCGACCAATAATGATACATCAATTCTCTGCGTATTTCTCTTGCAAATTCCTCTTGTGTCAGTTTCTTTTTCTTGAGCTTTAAAAGGAATTCTTCAAAATAAGGAAATAAATCATAATCCGCTATTGCCGGAATACTATCATCAAAATTTTTTACTGTCCATTTCATTAAGCATAACCTCCTACATTATTACTTTTTGCTTCGCTTTTCAACCAATCAACACAACACTCTCTGCACCCGGAAGGGCCAATGCACTCCATAGAAGAAAACCCCATATCGGTTATATCATCAAACCCCTCCAAAGGACACTTGATGCCCTTTGCCATATCTTCAATGCTTAACGACCGAACCCTGTCATAATTGGTGAAAACCGAAGGCTGTGGTTTCTTTGCGAGAATCTCATCCAAAGTTACAGGCTCGAAATTCCAATACATACAACCAACATTATATATTTCATTCGGGAAACCTCTTTGATTGAGAGTCCGAGACATTTCTCGTTCCATTTCTGATTCTCGTGAAATATGAGAATGTCCGTGCAGCAGTATTGTTTGATAAAGATGCCCGTTATAAAAAGGCATATAATAATGGCTCAAAATACATCTGCGTTTCGTTCCATCCTCAAGCGTAACGACAATATCGTCATATTCTTTAATCCCAGCAAGAGCCTTTTTAGCCTTTGCGTTTCCAAGAAACCTATCGTGATTTCCTTTGATTAAGATAATTTGTCCGTTAAGACCTCTTATAAGGCTTTCAGCATCGTTGTTACTGGATTTCCAAATCATATCTCCCAAAACATATACAAGGTCGCCTTTTCCAACCTTGTTATTCCAACGCTTTATTAGTTCTGCATCCATTTCTTCCACAGTTGTAAAAGGTCTTTTATCAAAGGTTATTACATTTGCGTGTCCGAAATGAAGGTCAGAAGTAAATAATACTTTACCCATATTTATCAACTCTCCATTTCAACGAACTCTAAAAAGTCATTTGCGGTGCAGTTCAGAGCTTTGCATATTTTGTATATTGTAGTAGTGGTAATATGTCTGTTTTTGCGTAAAACAAGCATTGTGTGAGAGGTCAGCCCGGCAGCTTCCTGCAAGTCCTTTTTACGCATCTTTCGGTCAATCAACATATGCCACAGCTTATTATAAGAAACAGCCATTTTACCCCTCCTCGGTTAGAAGATGAACTTCCTTTATGTCTTGCCATACACACTTGCTTGCAACGGCTTCTGTGTCCTCATAAGGCAAATTCATAAAGGATATAATTTTTTCATCCGGGAAAGCACTACCACAATATTTGGGAATAACCCCTTGCGGCATTACACCGATTTTTTCTGTTCCTTGTATTCTTTTTATGAAAACATCACTATCGTGGAGATAAACAGGAAGTCCGGCACGAGAAAGAGCCAAGAAAAACTTTAATGTTTCATTCGCTCTGCCGTATGACGAGCCTGCAAGGAACAAGTAAAAACCATTGTCATCGTTTCCGACTTGAAGGTCAATATGTGTAGAATTACCACCTCTGCAAACCTCCCACGGATGACCTCCGCCACGACTTTTGTTATTCAACCATTTAGAAAATGCTTCCGGGGAATCAGCATCAATTTCGGAAAGACCTTCATCTCTGCCATCAGCATAGCGATAATAGAGTTCTCTTGGGGTCATTCCATACCATTTATAAGACATAGCCTTATAACCTATTGCACAGTAATAAAAAAAGTCATTTGCTGTGACAGAAGCAATGCGACCTTCCGGCTTATATCCACCTTGCGGCTGTTTGTTCAAGAGTTCCGTTATTTCTTCAATTTCCTTGTCCGTTATTCCATCAAAAAAATTTGTGCGAGTTTCTGGCCATACTTCCCATAAGTCACTTTGACGAATCGTTCCCGTCCTTAATTCCACAGGAAGGTTTTGTCTGACAAAGTCCATATAAGTACCTTTTTGCAGTTGTTCAATTACTGATTTTATAGAATCAAGAAGCCATTTTGCAAAAGCACTTGTATCGTGTGGGAATCCTTTTTCTTGATCAGGGGTAACCTCAAAAACAAACCTTTCATTTATAACTACGGCTTGATGTCCGGCTTCGGTTTCAACTGCCTCAATATGATACCACTTTGTTTCATTGGGATAATCAGCTAACCACGATTTTTCAAACTCCTCATAGTTTTCAACATCCCCGCAATCGTGCCACTCTTCATAATCTCCATAAGCCTCAATATTGCCACGCTCGGCACAAACCCATATCTCTCGGCAGCCGTTTTCTGCTATGGGTGAAATTTTGCGTAATTCTATAAAAAACAGATTCAGTAAACGATAGGTTTCGTCATCATAGGTTATACCATTTGAAGTGCTAAATCCCAAATGTCCAAATTGATGTCTAAACCTGTCAATTTGAGGGGCATATATTTTTTCAGACATTATTAACGCCTTCTTCCTTTGAATAAAAAATCTTCATATCATCAAGTCTTAAACAAGCAAGTCTGCCGATAGTTTCGCCTTCAAATTGTGATTTCGGAAAGCCAGCGCCACAGTCAATTCCTATTGCATTATCACAAAAGAAAATCTCCAACGGGTCATTGTCTTGAAAATGAATTGTGGGAGTATGACCGAACACTAAAGTATAGCCTTCTGGCACGGGGTCAAATGTCTGCCACCTTTCCCATACTGCAAATTTTTCTTTTGTTCTATAATCTCTGTATGTCCAATTGTAATTTTCTAAAGGCGAACCGTGGACAAGCAAGTATTTTTTGTCCCCAACTTCAATTTTGATATTTATAGGGAGCTTTCGTAAATAGTCAAAAACTTCTCTGCGTATATCTTTTCGTATGTGTTTCAAATAATAATGGGTAACAAAACCACCATTTCTATACCACAAACTAAGAGAGCGTTCCTGTTCCCATTCATCTCTTTCACTTTGGGGGTCAAGAGCATTCAGCATCATATATTCGTGGTTTCCGAGAAGCATCTTGACATTATCCATTTTCATTATTTTTCTTAAAAGTCTAATCCCGTCAGGATATCTGTCAACAACATCACCGAGAATGTATAAAGTATCTTCCGGCTGAAGATTTATCTGTTCCATTATGGAATTAAACCTCTCCGAGTTTCCGTGTATATCGGAAAGTATATATATCATTTGTTATCCTCCTTGAGCTTCGAGCAATTCCTCCTTTGTCACAGGAAAAGGAAATCCACCACAGGCAATACTCGCCTTAAAAAACATTATTATTGCTTCTTCAATGGTGTAGCCTTCTTTTTCGATTACTGCTTTAGCTTCTTCATATAATTTTGTATCAATTTGTAAAGTTATTGTTTCAAGTACCATTGCATTCAACCATCAGCGAAAATCTCGTCGCATATCCTTTTTAATTCAATTTTTTCGTCCATCAACATATCATTTATGGCAGTAGGAACATCATCTTCATAGTGTGATTCTTCCACATAAAGTAAATTAGTAAATGTGAAATCGGTGCTATCGGGAACGGATGCAACATAGAGAATAGAATCATTTCCCCAAAACCCCTCATTTAAAGGATTCCAATTTCCTCCAACGCTTTCATAGCATAGGTTCTTAAGCCAAGCTCGGACACAGCGATAAGTGTTACCATCATAATTGAAAACAATTTGATGAATAAGTGCAGAGTCACACTTCATCTCATAAGGAAATCCCCAAATGTTTATGTGAGTCCATTTTTTGTTTTCAAAGAATTTCTTATGCTCGGATTCGATTTTTATGGGTACTAATACCTTTTGTGTACGATATGCAATGCGATGTTCAGCTGAATGATTACCTTTGAAATAATCTCTGAGTGCTCTTGCAGTTTCAGGATAACTCCCGGATTTTTCAAGATTACTTGCAACTGCCTTTAAGGTCTCTTCTGTGCCTACATATAATTTGTTGAAAGAACAGAAACCGGGAGTGGCGGGGTCATCCAACTGAAAGACATAATATTTCTCACTCAATCTTGTCACCCCGTGTTTCCCTAAATTTAAGCAGGTCGTTTTTTAAAGAAATCCAGAGGTCTTTTTGGTCTAAACCAAACTCCAAATCTCGGTCTATGTCCTGAATAATAACATCAATGGTTTTTGCATCAAAAATGCTCATATATTTACGCACAAAATCACAAACAAGACCGGGCATATATGTATTCCTTCCGAGAGCATATCTGACAGCACAATTTATAATGCAGCCGAAGTCATCATCAAACCTAAAATCAATCCAATGAGCCGGACATAAGACAACATCATTTTTGCCACAGTCAGTAATTACAAAACCGACATTATCTTTTTCGCACGATTCAAGAATTTCATCAAATCGTTCACCAAGCTCGGCTCGGCTTATATGCTCCATTTCTTCAACGGGCTGTAAAAATCTATATTTTTCCATAATATCACTCACTTTCTGCAAAAAGGTCAGCAGCACTTTTCCAAGAATTAAAAAGAAAATGAAAGTTGTTTACACTTTTATCTATGTGCCAATGACCGCAAAGCCACGCTTTATATGTTGTTTTTTCTTCGATAGAATCAAGCCATATTTCTGTGTTTTTATCCACACTTGATTGGTCGATTCCCGGCAAGAATGCTTCTATGGGTTCAAACTTTAGCGGACAGGTGTGAGATAGAACAACATCAATTTCATTCATCGCAATTTGCATATCAACAAAATGCTTGATTTCATCCGAAGGCTGCTCATCTGCCCACCAACCTCTGTTCATTGCAAGTCTATAATACTTGTCCACGCTGTAAGCTCCGCCAACTACAAGATAACGCATATCTTCGAGAGTATATATTTCTCCGTCTTTAGCGAATAATAAGTTTGGATATTTATCCTCAAACCATATTTTTCCGCCTTCCCATTCCTTTAATGTGTATGTTGAGATGTTTGCCGGACGGACTTCGTGATTTCCGTGAATGCAAAGAATAGTAACACCGATATCGTTTAACTTCTTTTTTGTTATTTCGTCACGGAAATCCTGAAAGTAATTTGCACCGACATCACCAAGAATAACAATGGTATCTTCACTTGTTAATTGCATTTTCTCTGCAAATTTTATCACCCTTTTGGGTTCACCATGTATATCTCCTGTAAAGTAAATCATAATAAAACCTCCGTATATAATTATACCAAATAGTGGTCTAAAAATCTCATTTTCAACAAAAATATAGTAGTTTTTGGCGAAAATGTAGTTTGAGCACTTTTTCATAAACTCGCAGTCAAGGCTCTAACAACGGGTTTATGGTTATTCGTTTTGCAATCAAATATAATAGCAAATAATGAGAAAATTGGGAATGTTAAAGCTCTAAACGCAGGGATTGCTTCAAAGTTTTAACCGTGTCAACAATTATCCGCTTTTCATATTCTTCGCAATCAAGCATTAGTTCGCTGAACTCATCCCTTACTTCCGTTTTATAAAGGACATTTGCTGCCAACAAAGAATCAACGGAAATATGTAATGCATTTGCTATATCAACCAGAGTTTCCAAACTTAAATGCTTTGTTGCAGTTTCTATGTAACTGATATAAGGTGGACTCTTTTCGATAAGTTCGGCAAGAGCTTCTTGCGACAATTTCCTCTTTTTTCTCACCTCCTTGATTCGTTTTCCGATAATGATGTAATTAAGTTCCATATATTTTCCCTCCTAAAAAATATTTCACTCAATATTATATCTTATCGGATAATATATATCCAATACGCTATTCCTTTCATATCCAAGTGATGATAAAATGTAGTGGTAATATAGTCTATTGACGAAGTGAGGTGTTTATTTTGGACGAAAAACTGAAAACTAAAGAAATAGGTCAGCGAATTAGAGAAGTTCGTCAGTCCAAAAAGATGACACAAAATGACCTCGCTTTTGAAGCTCACATTTCGCCTTCCAATTTAAGTGATATTGAACTTGGCAAAAGCAAAATGTGGCTCACAACCTTCGTAAGAATAGTAGAGGCTCTTCAAGTTTCTGCGGATGTTATTCTTCGACCCGACACCCCGGAAGTGAACGAGCTATATCAAAAAGAATATGCCGAACTGTTATCGGATTGTAGTCCTTCCGAAATAGAATCAATTATTAAAATTGTTAAGCAAGTAAAATCAACCTTGCACACCCCAAAAGAAAATACCGATTATTGAGTGAGATGAATTATATCTCACTCTTTTTTTGTATATTTTGAATAATTTTTTTCGTTTTATAAACCCATAGTCAAGTACCTGACTGTGGGTTTATTGTTCATTTATCCAATTGGAGATAAAATATTACTGAAACTATTTTTATGGAGGTACAACATGGACGAAATTGAAGTATTCGATAAATTAAACGCTATAGCTACACCACAGTTTGCTCTTACCTTTGGGGAAACGTCGGAACAGGCTATCAAAATTGCAGAGCATAAGGCTTGGCTGCAAACCATCCGGCACGAACGCCCGAGTACAACAAAGGAGTATAAGATAGGTGTATATATCAGATATTTCAATCAAACCAAGCATGAGAACTATCTCGCACATCATAAAAAGCAGTTCTTGGATACCATCGCCCTTTGCCCCAAGTGGAAGTTTGTCAACTTCTACATTGACGAGGGAAACACGGCACCTAAGATGAAATACTCGCCCGAATGGGTAAGGCTTATGGATGATGCGATGAATGGTAAGGTAGACCTCATAATAACGCAGAAAAAGAAAAATATAACGCAATATGAAGAAGACCTCATTCTATGTTCAAGACTACTTGCTGCACAAACACCTCCTGTTGGCATATACATCGTTTCGGAAGATATTTATACGCTTGCCTCTTATCATTTGGAAGATTTAAGAGACACAGAGTTCCTTCCTACACCTGATTGGAAAGTTCTCCCGGACAATGAAGAAGAAGCTATCAAACTACTTCAAGAGAGGAGGCTTTTAGGTGATTGATAACGATAAAAGAAAATCAAAGGAATATTCACGAGAAAAGCAAAGGCAGCGAATGCACGTTCAAATAGACGAAGAAAACTACGAGTACATACCGGCCCAAAAGCAGCGTGATTATTACGATACCGATGTACCCCAGAGAGTTGCAGTCTATGCACGTGTATCAACAGACGATGAAAGACAAACCACCTCCTTTGAGCTTCAAAAAATATACTATGAAGATTTTGTCAGAAGCCGAGAAAATTGGACGCTCGTCCACATTTATGCTGACGAAGGCATAAGCGGTACTTCTAAAGATTATAGAGAAGATTTCAACAGAATGCTGAACGACTGCCGTGCCGGGAAAATAGACCTCATTATCACAAAGAATGTTTCTCGTTTCGCTCGTAACCTTGTAGATACCATTCAGTTGGTTCGAGAACTTGCTGAAATGAAATCTCCTGTAGGAGTATTCTTTGAATCCGAAGCAATTTTCACCTTAAATGATGACTCGCAAATGGCTCTTTCTTTTATCGCAACTATGGCCGAGGAAGAGTCTCACACGAGAAGCAGAAGTATGGAGACATCTCTCCGAATGAGACTTGATAATGGTATCCCGCTTACTCCAAAGCTGCTCGGATATACACACGATAGTGATGGTAATTTGATTATTAACCACGATGAAGCACCTACCGTGAAACTTGTATTTTATATGTACCTTTACGGATACTCAACAAAGCAAATTGCAGATGTTCTTATTGCTTTGGGGCGCAAGTCATATCTTGGCAATATCAAATGGACAGCCGGAGGCGTAGTTCAAATCCTACGAAATGAGCGTCATTGCGGTTATGTCAAAACAAGGAAAAGGTTCAAGCTCAACTATCGTGAACGAAAAACAATGAAAAACACGGGGCAAAAACCACAGAGTATCTATAAGAACCACCACGAAGCAATTGTATCAAGGGATGACTTCCTTGCAGTTCAGCGAATGCTCGATAACGCAAAGTATCGTAACAAGTCATATCTGCCAGAACTGCGAGTTATTGACAGCGGAATATTAAAAGGCTTTGTTGTGATAAACCCTCGCTGGGCATCATTTAAAGAGGAGGATTATCTCAAGGCTTCTCACAGCGTTTATGACCCCAACGATGACCCCAATAGCGAAAAAGCTGAAGAAGTTATGGTTGAGGTGGAAGCCGGGGATTTTGACCTCCGAGGCTTTGAGGTTGCACGAATGGAGTTGTTTGATACATTTCATAGACCTATTATCAACTTTGGGGACAAGCACATATCGTTAAATGCAAGTTGTACAAATAAAATTGCTAACAACAATCACATCGAACTTCTTGTAAATCCTATCACACGAAAATTTGCTGTCAGAACAACGAAAAGTGATAATCGTCAAAGTGTTGTCTGCTCAAAGATAAGCGGTCAGCGATTTCTTCCTCGTAATATTTCAACGGCAGCCTTCGGAAAAACCATCTATTCTCTGTTCGGTTGGAACGATGACTTTAGGTATCGTATAACAGGTACGGAGCTTGTAGAGGGTTCTCAAGTTGCATATGTCTTTGACACAGCGAATACCGAGGCATTCTTAAAGCCTCATCTTGTTCCGAAAATGGCAGAGGACGAGCCTTTTTCTACTTGCGTAAAGATGCAGCCGTTAACTCCGTATGGAAAGCGTATAAGAGCCATTCCTGAATCGTGGACAAATAATTTCGGTAAGGAATACTACCTACACGAGCATTCCATTGAGGAGCTTGAGGCACAAAGCGAACACGAGTGGAAACTTCGTATTGAGGGTCATCTTTACGAGACGGGCAAGAAAATGAATGTAACGAGCTTTGAGGAGCTGCGAAGATATATACAACAAGAATTAAAAGATATTGATTTACAGGAGGTAAGCAGTAATGAATGAGTTTGACGGACAAAATACATTGTCTGAAATTTTGAGGTCAGTTGGTGAACCTGCTAATGCAGATATGGCAGCTCGCAAGCCTGAAAACTTCCCTCTGTTAGCGGAGGATGACGAAATACTTGACTTAGGTGAGGATTTCGATTTTGATGGATTTCAGGTTGTAAGGCGTGAGTTCTTTGCACATATGCGAGAGCCTTCGTGTACTTTCAATAACTGTAAATTCTATGTCAATGCAGCGTGTTTATCAAAATTCCCAAATTTCGACTATGCCCAAGTTTTAATTAACAGGCAGAAAAAAATACTTGCACTACGCCCTTGTGAAGAAGGTTCAAGGGACTCTTTCCAATGGTGTACGGTTTCAAACGGAAAACGAAAATCCAAGCAGATTACTTGTAAATTGTTTTTTGCAAAAGTCGTTTCACTAATGGATTGGAATCCTAACCATAGGTATAAAATGCTCGGCAAGCTCATCCACTCAAACGATGAATACTTATTAGCATTTGACCTCACAGCAACCGAGGTGTATCAAAGAACCACCCCAGAAGGCGGCAAACCCAAAACCTCAAGAACACCCGTGTTCCCGGCTGAATGGCAAGACCAGTTCGGTTTACCATTCAACGAACATAAGCAATCTATGCAGATTAACATTGTTGAAGGCTACGCCGTATATTCCATTAAGGATAACACCGAGGAAAGCAAAACGACAGATATTATGCCTGTTTCAACTCCGAATATAGGAGGTGAATCCTTATGACAGAAACCCCAAATCCGGCAGTTACAATTTCAGTTGACTTAAAGAAATACCGAATAAGGTTTTATAAAAGTATGCTTCATTTGCTTGGTGACCCTCCATATATTCAATTGCTTGTTAACCCCGACAATAAATGTGTTGCAATAAGAGGCGTTGAAAAAGCTGTTCCGGGTGACCAATTAGAAAAGATTAAACCTCAAAAACTTATGGCGGATAACTGTTATGAGCTGTATAGTATGTCCTTTGTCAAAAAGCTGATTGGCGTTGCTGGCAAGTTGGAAATGAACTGTTCGTACAGATTAACCGGGAATATCGTATCCTCTCATAATATGGCAGTCTTTTCAATGAAAACGCTTACCCGCATTGAAAATTGATGGAGGTAATTATGGAAAAACGAAAACCACTCAAAATAAACAAAGAGTTCAAAAACTTAATACGCCCATTACTCCGTCAAGAATATTTGCAGCTTGAAGAAAACATACTGAAAGATGGCTGCCGGGAGGCAATCATCACTTGGAAAGGATTTATTGTTGACGGACATAACAGATATGAAATATGTACTCGCCAAAACATCCCTTACGATGTCAGGGAAATGGACTTTGAGTCAAAAGAAGATGCTATCGCTTGGATTTGTGCAAATCAGCTCGGCAGACGCAATATTTCCGATGAAACAAGGAAATTCTTAATCGGAATGCAGTATGAAACCGAAAAGGTAATCAGCAGCCGCAAAAATCCAACCGGGCATAATCAATATACTGCTGACCGAAACTACGATGAAACCATCTCCGATGAGGATTATTTTGCTACTCCAAACCCTAACTTTTCAGGTATAAGAACAGCGAGAAAAATTGGTGAAGAAAATAATGTGTCAGCAGGAACAGTTCAAAAATACGCAGTTTACACAAGGTCTCTTGAACAGATCGGAAGTAAAGTTCCTGAACTCGTCCCCAAAATCCTATCGGGACGATATAAAATATCTCACAAGAATATTCTTGACCTTGCTGCTATGCCGGAAGAGGAACTTCGTGAAGTCAATCGCAGGATGAATCGGAGTCACAAAGCATATTTCAAATACAGCAGTTCAAGGAAAGCAATAGGTTCTACTGCCACACAGGAGCAGCCCACAACACCAAGCATTAAGAATATGCCTGAATTTGACCCAGATGCAGAGGTTACAGAGCTTACCCTTACAATACCTTCGTGGGTGAGTTCTATAAACAGAACACAAAGCCACGCAAACTTAAACATCGTATCAGATACTGCAAGAAACAAACTGATAAATGTATTGTGTTCACTAATAGAAAAAGCTGAAGATTTACTTGCTTCAATAAAGGAGGCAGAATGATGGAAGAATTTAATCCTTATGTTCCACAAGTACATTTTGAACAGATACCTATAAAAAACCTTGTCTCCAACCAAGACTATCAGCGTAACCTTTCAGAAGCTCATGTTGAAAAGGCAGCCGAGCATTTTGACTTATACCAAATTAACCCCGTAAAAGTCAGCCGCCGTAATGGTATCAACTATGTCTTTAACGGGCAGCACACTATTGAAATTGTGGCGCTTGTGTCCGGCTCTCGTGAAACCCCGGTATGGTGTATGATTTATGATGATTTGAGTTATGAACACGAGGCAGATATTTTTGCGAACCAGATGAAGTTTGTCAAAGGTCTTAAACCTTATGAAGTATTTATGGCAAATATTGAAGCCGGAAACCACGACCAGCTTATTATTAAAGAGGTTGTTGAGTCCTTTGGTTTAGAGATAGGCTTAAGGAAATCGCCCGGTGTTATCGGTGCCGTGTCAACGCTTGAAATGATTTATCAAAAATACGGCATTCACGTTCTTAGTAGAACATTGCGAATTTGTGTTGGAACTTGGGAAGGCGATTGTGATTCCTTTACTGCCAACATCCTAAAGGCTATAGCAAAACTCATCGTTACATACAATAAAAGTCTCGATGACGAGGAATTCAAGGACAAAATCGGTGCATTGACACCAAAAATCCTCAGTAGAAGTGCAAGAGAGCGCCGACCCGGTTCGATGGGATTTGCCGAGGTTATGGTTATAACATACAACGGCAAGAAAAAGAACAAGGCTTTCAGGCTCTCTATAAACAAGCTATATGACAATACCTTTGACTTCATTGACGATGATGAGGATTATTCGGATGATGTGCCGTATGACATTTTTGAGAACTATGATGGCGAATACTCCAACCAAGTTTCCGAAGAAAATGATGATGAATAACTTTGCTTAAAATTGCTCCTGTCGCAAAAACAGGAGCAGTTTATTTTTCGCTTAAAATAAGGCTTTTTCAAATGCTCAAACTACATTTTCACAAAAAACTGATACATTTTGGTTTGTTCCATTTTGTATATCAAACCACATCAAAGTTCAATTTCTGCTCCGTTTTGGAAAACGAATATCAATTTGCCATCGTGCATTACCTTTACCTTTTCAATGGTGGAAACCCAAAGGTCATCGTCAAATTCGATTATGGTGCTTTTGACCTTATCAAATGCATTCATAAAATCGTTGAATGATTCTCGGCGTGCTTTGCGGAGAACCTTTTCGTTTTCATACTTTTGCAGTTTCTCAAGTCCTTCCTCGTAGCGAGTGACCAAGCCATTGTAACGCTGTAAATATTCATCTTGGTTTTGAACAGTTGATGCGTTTTCATCAACGCACTTCTGAACCATTCCCGCTATCACATCAAGCTCTTGCTGCAAGGTTTCAATCTTGCTTTCAATTTCTGTGCAGTCGGTTAGCATATCCACTATTGTTGTGCAGTTATTGATAATTTCCTCCCGATTGTCGAATAGAATGTTGAATGCTTTTACAAACGCTTCTTTAATCTTCTCTTCACTCAAATGCGGCGTTGTGCATCGTGCTTCACCTTTGAATTTGTCGTTGCATTGCCATATTGTCCGGCGGTACTTCACATCGGTGGAATTCCAGACCTTTGAACCAAAGAATGCTCCGCAGTCCCCACACACTATTCGGGTTGAAAAAATACTGTTGCCGCTGTACTTTCTACCGAAACTTTTCCTGCGTATTAGCTCCTTTTGTACTCGTTCCCATTCATCGGGAGGAATGATTGCTTCGTGGCTGTTTTCAACATAGTATTGTGGCACTTCACCCTCGTTCTTTTTCATTTTTTTGGAAAGAAAATCTACTGTGAAGCTTTTTTGTAGCCGAGCCGAGCCTTTGTATTTCTCGTTTGAAAGGATGCTCAAAATTACGCTCACATTCCACTTCTTGCCTCTGCCGGAAGGGGTCTTAATTCCTTCTTCCGTCAATCTTCTTGCAATCATACAAGGTGTTTTTCCTTGCATAAATTCTGCGTAAATCCGTTTTACAATAACCGATTGTTCCTTGTTAACAACGAGCGTACCATTAGGGCCTTTATCGTAGCCGAGGAACTGTTTGTAGCCGAGACTGATTTTTCCATCGGAGGCACTTTTTCTTTTGCCCCAAGTTACATTCTCGGAAATGCTTCTGCTTTCTTCCTGTGCAAGGCTTGACATTATGGTAAGGAGCAATTCACCTTTGCTGTCGAGTGTCCAAATATTCTCTTTTTCAAAATATACCTCAACACCTTTTTCTTTTAGCTTACGGATGGTTACCAAGCTGTCAACCGTGTTTCTTGCAAATCTACTAACGGACTTTGTAACTATGAGGTCAATCTTCCCGTCAAGGGCATCTTGTATCATTTCGTTGAAGCCGTCTCTTTTTTTCATATTAGTGCCTGTTATTCCTTCATCGGTATAGACCTTTACAAATTCCCATTCAGGCTTTGATTTTATGAAATTTGTATAATAATCTACCTGTGCAGCATAAGATGTAAACTGCTCATCTTTGTCTGTTGATACTCTGGCATAACCGCAAGTTCGGCGAAGCATCATCGTTATAGATGGGAGTTTTGTCAGGGGGTGTATTGTTGCAGGTATTACTGTTACTGCTTTTGCCATTAGTATTTCCTCCTCTTCAAAGTGTGTTGCCTTGCTTGTTCCTTCATTTCATCTGTCCAACTTTGGCTTCGTGAACGATTTTGCCATGTCTTTTCAATGGTCTGCCCGTCTGTAAATTCAAATATTATACGGTCTGTTGATGGAAGAAACATCTTTGAAATATGCTTGTTAAAGTAGCTTATATCAGCGCCCTTTCGTCCTAATACTTCCGTAGTTAATTCAATCAATATATCTTCAGGAATTTGTTTTGACGGGCATTCCTTTTTGCCGAGCCTATCAAAGGTAGGGCATCTCCATATGGGTTTCCCTCGAATGATTTTTCTTCGGTAATTTTTCCCACATAAGCCACATTGAATTTTTCCTGTAAACAAATAGGAAGGAACGAATGGTAGTTGCTTTCCGTATTTTAGTTGCCTCCGCTTTATTTCTTCTTGGACAGCTTCAAATATATCTCGTGAAACAATACCGGGATGATTGTCCCTTACATAGTATTGAGGCTTTTCACCATTATTGTTTTTACTCCTTTTGGTTAAGTGGTCAACAACAAAGGATTTCTGCAAAAGTAAATCACCTACATACTTTTCGTTTGAGAGTATGTACTTTACTTTTTTGTCCGACCATTTTTCTCTTGTGTTACTTGAAATTCCAAGTTCGTTGAGGTGCTTGGCAATTTTCAAAAATCCAAAACCGTCAAGATAAAGGTTGAAGATGAGCCGAACTGTTTCAGCTTCATCGGGAATAATTTCAAAGCCACCATCTTCGGTTCGGTTGTAGCCATAAATATTCTGAACATTCTTTGGAAGGATACCTTGTTCAAAATCCTTATGAATACGCCACTTTGCATTTTCACTTGCCGACAGGCTCTCTTCCTGTGCATACGAAGCGAGAATTGTGAGCATAAGCTCACCATCAGCCGTAAGGGTGTTTATGTTTTGCTCCTCAAAGAAAACGCCTACACCGAGAAGTTTTAACTCTCGTATGTTTTCAAGAAGTGTTACTGTATTACGGGCAAATCGTGAAATGCTCTTCGTGATAACAAGGTCGATTTTCCCGGCTTTGCAATCTTCTAAAAGTTTTTGAAAATTCTTACGGCTCTCTTTTGTGCCTGTTATCGCTTCATCGCTATAAACACCACAATAAATCCAACCGGGATGTTCTTGAATGTACTTTGAGTAATAGCTCACTTGAGCTGACAGCGAATGAAGCATTGTATCCTTTCCGCTTGAAACTCTTGTGTACGCAGCCACTCTTACCGCTGTTTGTATTGTTGGTGCAGAAAACACCACTCTTTCAATTATTCTATCCATATTTACCTCCTTTTCGTGTATCATATATTCGCTCTAAAGTGGCATAAAGTCAAGGGTTTCAGGCACTTTTTAACGATATATAACCGACAAAGATAACCCGTATTTTTGTGCAATTTTTGTGTCAATATCTTTGTATTCGGAGGCAGAAATTAGACCATTTTTCAGCATAACTTTAAATGCTGCCATTGTGGTTTTGTATGCCGTAACTGTTTTAAATAAATCCTTATCCATCAGATCCATACTCCTTTCGTCTGTAATTTGCATAACAAGTCCGGGAGCAGAACCTTCTGTGGTCGTTACCATAGCTTTCAAAACTACAACCACAATACTCGCATGTGAGATGATATATGGCTTTTCTCTTTACAAGGTCTAAATGACTGTTCCACCATTTTTGCCTACACTTATCCGAGCAGAACTTTTTTTCACGTTTATGAGGTGTATTTTGAATTGGTATTCCGCATTCAAAGCATACCTTTTGATTTATATCAAAGGGATGTCTGCGACAATATGATTTGACAGTACCTTCGGGCATACCGAGAATAGCTGCTATTCTTCTGTAACCAAGTCCCTGATACCTTAATTTGTCTATGGCTTCATACTTCATAAAAAGCACTCCTTTCGGAGTACCGACATTTTGATGGGGTTTTGGGGGGGTGTTTTTCAAAAATAGCAAAAAAAATAAGCCTGCAAGGAATGAACCTCACAGGCTTAAGTGTCAAATATTCATTTTTCGGAGATAGTTTGTTGTCTTACGAGCAAGCCAATAGCTGTTAGAATCCTCTTCAAGTTTCTTGAGCCACAGTTCTTTATTTGTGATAATGCCACGATGTGCAAGTTCCCAAACGATATCATTTACTGTTGTCAGTTCGGCGGGCTGCAGAAGTTTTGCGACATCAGCACGGAAGGTGTCCATATTCTTGCCGTGTTTAGGAAACCAATGCATAACATCACCGTGGTTCGATGCGATGCCCTTTGCATGACCTTCCGAATGACAAATGATGTCCTTTTCGGTTAAGCCATATATTTTGCAAAGGTAAGCACAAAGTTCCACGGCTTCCTTATAAACAGCGTTAAAATATGTATCATTGGAAAGTTCGTCCTCACATATTTCAAAACCAATGTGGGTGTTATTAGCATTACCGCCTGCGTGCCACCCTCTGTAATCCCACGGCAGCGTTTGGTAGGTCGCAATTGAACCATCATTCAATTTACCAATAAAAGCATGAACACAGACCTTTTCCCCACCGGGAGTCGGTGTGTTCCAATGGTTATTGTATTGATTCACACCTATTTTTCCATCGTCTGGAAGGTAACGCTTCAGCCACGGATTGTTGGCCCCGGTTGAATGTACCATTATTCCTTTGGGTTTAATCTTCTGCCCGGCTTTGTAGCAGTTGTTTGCAGTAAGGAACAGCTTATTTAGATTCATCGTCATCATCCTTTCGGAGCTTTGCAAGAGCATCCTTGAGAGCCTTTGGAAGTGGCAAACCTAAAGCACCCCAATTCTCAAGAATAGAAAAGCCTTCATTTGCTATGTAGTAGGAAATTGCCACAGTTCGGAGTGCCATCCCATCAAGATTGATTATACTGTCGAGCTGTGCTGCAACCGCAACAATAAGCAAAATTCCGAGCTTTTTAACTCCACCGATATAGAATTTACTTGAATCAAATTCCTTCAATGCCCATGCCTTTGTGAAACCGCTAATAAAGTCAATTGTCATAAAGGCAATAAGAATGTTAAGCATGGCATCCATGCCTCCGAAAAGGTAAGCAAATGAAGTACCGATTGCTGTAAAGAAAAGTTTGATTTTTTCCATAAAATAACCTCCTAATTTTTATTCGTGTCTTTCATCATCGAAATCCCGTATTTGTGCCAAGTAATACACCTGCCGTAATGTTCGTGGAAAGAGAACTTCCGGGATGTGAATGATAAGGTAAAGCCAAGCCGAGGACACCAAGCTCTCCCAAACATGGAACTCCCACGGAAGCGAAGCAAAGGTTTCGGTTACATAAAGAACACCGCCAGTGCTTCCTTCACATTCTTGAAGTGCAATACATTCATCCACATACTTTTTTGCATCTTCCGTGTTGCCAAGAACAAGAGCAAGTGCAGCATAGCCAAGTGTCCCTTCAGTCCATATAATGTCGGGAGCACCTGCGTAATCCTCGGTTTTATCGCTGTATGGTTTGAACCCTGAAAAGGTTCTATCGGAAGAATAGGTTGTGTTATAGTGTTCATTTTGAGAACTCTGCACGATTTCTTTTCCTTCTGTGAGGTAAGTCTCATGTGCCGTAGCCATGCATTTTTTTGCA